AAAGGCCAAGTAATTGGCCAACCCCTTAAAAGTTGCTGGCGGCATTTTGGGCCTGGGCGACAAATCTGCTCGCCTGGCTAGAGGCCCGCGACTGCGCTTTGCCTAAAGATGACGATCTTTTAGCAGAGCTCGTAGCGGCCAAATATAAGTTCACGAGCTCCGGCAAGATGCAGCTGGAAAGCAAAGACTCGATGCGCAAGCGCGGTCTGCGTTCTCCCGACCTGGCTGATGCACTGTGTCTGACGTTCGCAAGCGACGCCATCACTATGTCTGGCAACAGCCGCTCTGAGCTCAGTTGGTCAGTTCCTCTCAGACGCGGCCTGGGGCTCGTTTAGTAAAATATAGCCTGTTCACCACCACATATGGGATGGCATGGCTAAAACTGAAGAACAAGGCCGATATAGGCGCGGGTCAGGTGGTTTGCGCGACGCAGCTGCCGACATTGAAAAAATGCTCAAGCCGGTTAAGACGCCAGCCAAGAAAAAGGCCAAGTAATTGGCCAACCCCTTAAAAGTTGCTGGCGGCATTTTGGGCCTGGGCGACAAATCTGCTCGCCTGGCTAGAGCTCGCGAGCAGGGGTTCGACGTAGACACGGTCTACTACCACGGCACCAACGCGGACATTACAGAGTTTGAAGTTCCCGCTACGGGGCTTTTTGCGTCTGGTTCACCTGACGTTGCCTCTTCCTACACTGGTCAAATAGGAGGCATTGGTGATCCACAGCCTGTCGTTTACCCCATCTTTATTAAAAAAGAAGGCTTCGCTCGCGTTGTCCCTTCGACGCCAGGGCAATATTTTGGCGATCTAAAACTTGACGGGATGACTATTGATGGCCACGACGCTCGCAGCTTTCTTCAGTTAGATGCCGACCGAACCTTTACGACCACCGATGAACTTACGAGCGAGCTCTCTGATTTTTACCCTGGCGTTATTATAGAGGGCATTGTTGATGTCGGCCCGAATGTTAAGTCGGGCACGCTGAGAAACCGCATGGATTATCTGGCGGAGCAGGGCTATCCAGCGAATCCTGCGTATGCCCCAATAATGACGCAGCGTGAAGAACTGCGGTCAATGCTAGATAAGTCGTTATACGCAAACGTACCCGACGACCTAAGAAAACAGTCCAAAGAATCGGCTAACGCTGCGCTGTTCGCACCTAATGATGTCGTTGTGGCTTTTGATGACCGTGCGATTCGCTCAATTAACGCCAAGTTCGACCCAAATAAGTCGCGCAAGTCAGACATCCTGGCTAGCGCGCCGCTTGCACTAGCGACTGCGCTTGGTGCGGCAGCGGTTGCCACGCCCGATACGGCAGAGGCCAACATACTGACCGCGAGCCTGTCGCCAATGTTGCGTGCCTCAATGGACGCGATGTTGCGCGGCGAAGAGTTGCCTAAGCGGCAGATGAACCAGCTGAACAAGTACCTGCAGCAGATAGCAGACGATCAGACGGCTTTTGGCCGACGTGAGCGTATGCGTATGCAGCCTGGTGCCTCCCAGGACATTGATGTCCTGCAGCGCGACATCATCCTCCCAGAAGACCTGCAGGGCAGCGCTATGGTGCCCATACAAGGCGATCCGAGCATTGCCGGCGCGAATCTATTGGATGTCGAGGGCATCCCGCTTAGCGCGCCTGTAGGGCTGCAGGGCGGACCTAATTACAGCCTGATGAATTCTGATCTTAACAGTTTGTTGGGTTGGGCATCTGGCCAAGGCGCAGCGCAAAAATTACAGAACCAAATCACTCGCGCAGCTGGGGTAAGTGATGATGTGCGCGGTGTGTATGCCCGAATGGGCGATGAGTCGATGAAGTTCAACACCATGCTAGTCGAAGGCATGGTGCGTCAGATACCGGCACTTGGGATCGCAAAGAAAGACATCAATCGCTTCAACGCTGACATCAGAAAATCCGTGCCGGATTTCGCTGGCGTCGAGACGGAAGAAGGCCTCGCTCAGATGAAAGGGCTAGCCCCCGCAAGTAGAAAGAGCGGTGAGGCTATGTCACCGCCTGACCTGCGCAAGCTAGTCGTTAATCAAATGTCGATGAAAAACGACTACGGTAAGCTGGGATTCCCAAGCTACGACGACACCCTTCGAGCGATCACTGAGCCAGAGTTGCGCGGCGTGCCGCGAGGCGATTCTGGGTTTAGCACCATAAAAGGCTTCCCAGGCGCTAATCTGTTAGACGACGCCATGCACGATACCTATTCGCACGGCGTGCGAGGCATTTACGCTGGCGGCTTAGAAGAGAGCCTACCGCTGCAGGTTATGTTCCCTGATCTTTTTAGGGCAACCGATGACTTGCGAGTGACCGCAAAAAAGAGTTCACGCTTAGGCCAGCCGCTCAACGACACAGAGCGTATGGGCGCTGTGCTGATGGGCGGTGGTGCGCAGAAGGCCGATCAGCAGTGGCTTGACGGCGTCATGACGTACCTGGAAAACAAAAAAGAGCTAGGAAGGGCTGCGGCTATCACGCTTGCGCTGTCATCTGGCAACGCCAACTCGATACCGCCAGAGGATATCGACCTGCAAAGCGAGAAGGATGCTCGTCGTGCGGGCGGTAGAAAGTATCGCCGCGACAACCCGCCAAGCGGACTGCTCGCATCAGAGGCGCAAGGTCAATTCTTACCGCGCGTTGCAGAAGCGGGCCAGGGCATCGCGTCTGGACTGTTGAGCGGCGTGGACACGTTCGTGCAAGGCATGGCCGCGCCAGATCCGCGCGCCGCTATCGCGACGCCGCAGGGCTACGTCGATCAGATGGATGACTTCATCGAAAACCAACAATTACCGCCAACTCAGAACCCTAACTCAATGATGAGCACGCCCGCGATGCGCGGACTGCTAGATCAGCGGTATATGCAAGACGCTGCAGAGAGAGAAAACGTAAGAAGATTTGGCGAAAACATTGGCGGCCTGTTGGCCCCAATCTAGGAAAAATATCATGGCCGAATTATACGACTCCGAAGATTTCATTGAAGAAGACGATGGCATGCCTGCTGAAGATGTGCAGGCTGCTGTTCAGATCGCGATAGAAGACGCGGTCGATTTCATTGACAACACCATCTCACCTATCCGCGCTGAGAGCGCTGAGTATTACAACGGTGAGCCGCTGGGTAACGAAGAGGATGGTCGCAGCACCGCACAGACTCTCGACGTGCGCGACACCGTGCAAGCAATGTTGCCCAGCCTTATGCGCATTTTTGCAGGCTCCGATCATGTCGTGGAGTACGCGCCGTACAGCCCTGAAGACATAGAGGCAGCATCTCAGGCGACTGACTACGTTAATTACATTCTCCGCGCCGACCAGGATCAGGGTTTCATAGAACTGATGTACGAGTGCATGAAAGATGCGCTAGTTAAGGGCTCTGGCTTCCTTAAATACTATTACGACGAGTCTGAAAACATACAGACCTATGAGCTCGACAACCTAGACGAGCAAGCGCTAGCAGCGTTGAATAGCGACCCTGATATCGAAGTTGATACGCTTGAAACGGTTCTAACGGACGACGCACCGCAGCCAGTGCACAAGGTGCGCGTCACTCATCGGCGTAAAACCGGCAAGGTCAAAGTTGACTGTGTGCCGCCCGAAGAAATCATTGTTGATCGGCGTGCCAGGTCGATTGAAAACGCTGACCTGGTAGCGCATAGGGCCTATCTAACCATCAGCGACCTAGTCTCGATGGGTTACGACTATGAAGAGATGGAAGCGTTTGCAACAAACGAAACCGACTTCGAGCTATTTAATGAAGAGGCGCGTGAGCGCTTAGAAAACTTTCAAGACGACCGCAAGTCAGATGCAACGCAGCAGCGAGTGCTGTACGTGGAAGCGTACATGCAACTCGATATTGACGGCGACGGCGTGTCGGAGCTCAGGCGCATCTGTTGCGCAGGCCCGTCCTACGAAGTAGTCAAAAACGATCCGGCTGACCAAATACCGTTTGCGTTCTTTTGCCCAGATCCTGAGCCGCACTCATTTTTCGGCACGTCCATAGCAGACCTGACGAAAGACATTCAGCGCATCAAATCAGCGGTCTTGCGCGCATCCCTGGACAGCCTCGCGATGAGCACGCACCCGCGTGTTGGCATCGTTGAAGGCCAGGCTAGCTTAGAAGATGTGATGAACAATGAAGCTGGCGGTGTGATTCGTATGCGTCAACCTGGCGCTGTCGTGCCATTCACGTTGCCATACGTAGGGCAGCAGGCATTTCCCATGCTGCAGTACATGGACGAGGTGCGTGAAAACCGCACCGGCATCAGCAAAGCCGCTGACGGCCTTGATCCCAGTGCGCTGCAGTCAAGCACGCTCATGGCAGTGCAGCAGACCGTGGCAGCTGCTCAGCAGCGTACAGAGCTCATTGCCAGGCTGTTTGCTGAAGGCGGCATGACCAGGCTTTACCGAGGCCTGTTGCAACTGATCATTAAGCACCAGGACAAGCCGCGCATGATTCGACTGCGCAACCAGTTTGTGCCTATGCAGCCAGATCGCTGGAATGCCGATATGGATGTCGTGACCAACATCCACCTGGGCAAAGGTAGCGACGCAGAGCGCATGGCCCTTCTGCAGCAAGTTGCAGAGAAGCAAGAACAGATTCTGCAACTGCTTGGTCCCGAAAACCCATTGGTAAATGTGCAGAATTACTACGCGACGCTGACTCAGATCCTGGAGACAGCGGGGTTCAAAGACACCAATCGCTTCTTCACCGACCCGTCCCAGGCTCCACAACAGCCACAAGAAGAGCCCAAGCCTGATCCGAACGAGCAAATGATCCAGCTGCAAATGCAAGCAATCCAAGCCGATATGCAGAAAAAGCAGGCAGACCTGTCGCTAGAGCGCGAAAAGATGGTCAGAGAAGACGACAGGCGCCGCGACAAAGACGAGGCAGATATTGTGCTCAAGGCCGCTGAGATCACGGCCAGGTACGGAGCACAAGTAGACATGGCATCGATTAAGGCAAACGCGGACAGAGATCGTGAGCTAGTCCGCCAACTAGCAGGGCAGAGCAATGTCCCTAACGCCTGAGCAAGAAAAAAGAATCAACGACTTTTTCCACACTGACGACTTTGAAGAGGTCATGGGGCACCTGTCAGTTGATTTATACGAGGAGTGGTGCAAGGAGCGCGAACCCAAAGAACGGGAGCGTTTGTGGCTGCAAAGACAAGCACTTGATCAGTTGATGACGCGCCTACGCGCAATCAGCGATCAGGTTTCAGTGAGGAAAAATCGATGAGTGATAAAATAAATTCAGATGAAACCCCAGATGTGGGTTCGGAAGGCAGTCTACATCGCGCGCAGAGCGCGATAGAGCAATTGTTGGCCTCAGAAGACGAGCAAACCAGCGATTTGGATGAAACGACTGACAACGAGTCGGCTGACGATGAGTTAGACGGCGAGGCATATGAAGATGCTGATGATGAAGAACCCGACGAGGACTTCGATTCAGATGACGATGATGCCGACATCGTTGATGACGACGACAGCGACGACGATGAGTCTGACGGTGACACCACTGTTTTCACAGTCAAAGTTGACGGTGAAGAGATAGAGGTCGATCAGGAAGAGCTCATTGCGGGCTACTCAAGGCAACGATCATTCACTAAGAAAAGCCAGCAACTGGCCGAAGAGCGCAAGGCGTTCGAGGTCGATAGAGATGCGGTTTTCTTGGAGCGGCAGCAGTACACCCAGTTATTGGGCGCCCTGCAAACGCAGCTGGTGGCATTTGATGAACCGGCACCTGACTTTGACAGGATGTACGAGGAAGACCCTATAGAGGCTAATCGTGCAGAAAGATTGTTCCGTAAAAAACAGGAAGAACGCCAAGCGAAGTTGCAGGCGATAGCACAAGAGCAGCAGAGAGTGGAGCTCGCTAACGCTCAAGAGCAAGACCAGCAAATGCGCGGCTTGATTACCCAGGAAGTGCAACGACTGCCCGACGTTATCCCAGAATGGAAGAACGCCGATGTCGCCGCAAAACAGCGCGAAGAGTTGCGCAAATACCTGATTGATCAAGGTGTCGCCGAAGAAGAAATCGGTGCACTCGTTCGAGCAGACCACATCAAAGTGCTTCGCAAAGCGATGCTCTATGACCAAGGTCAGCGCAGAGTCTCGAAGGCCAGGAAACAAGGCCGTCAGACAGGAACAGTAAAGGCAGGTTCCCGACCCACAAGCAAGCCCACAGCGCGAAAGACGAAGGCCGCAAGACAGCGTTTTGCTAAATCAGGTCGTCTCGATGACGCGGCGGCATTAATCGAACAATTGCTTTAAGGGTAAAAACCAATGGCTATCGTAACCAACACTTTCACAAAATATAGCGTAGTAGGCCTACGTGAAGACCTATCTAATTTGATAGCGAACATAGCGCCAGAAGAAACGCCTTTTGTAACCAATATTACTAAGCGGCGCAGCGTATCTAATACGTTTTACGAGTGGCAACAGGACTCACTCGCTGCAGCTGCACAGAATGCACACATCGACGGCGATGATGTTTCCAGCTTTTCAGCTACAACTCCGACGAGTCGTTTGGGAAATTATACGCAAATTCTGCGCAACGATTTCATTATTGCGGACAACTTAGGCGGATCGTTAGATCTCGCCGGAAAGCGAAGCGAAATCGCGTACCAGACGGCGAAAATCGGCAAGGAGCAACGTCGTGACCTAGAACTGAACCTGTGCGGAGTTAACCAGGCTGCTGTTGCTGGTAACAACACGACCGCGCGTAAGACAGCGTCTTTGTCTGCGTTCATCAAGACTAACACCAGCAAGGGTACTGGCGGTGCAGATCCGACCGTATCGTCTGGCGTAGTAAACGCAGCCCGCACCGATGGAACCCAGCGCTCCATCAGCGAGGCCATGCTAAAGGACATCGTACAATCTTGTTGGACTGAGGGTGGATCTCCCAGCATGCTGATGGTCGGTGCGTTTAATAAGCGAGCGATCTCAGCGTTTGCCGGTATTGCAGCACAGCGGTACATGGCGCCCAGCGATGGTCCCACGCAAATAATCGGTGCCGCCGATGTCTACCAAAGTGATTTTGGATCTATCTCGATTATCCCCAACAGGTTCAGTCGTTCGCGCGATGCGTACCTGCTTGACCCCGATCTAATTGAGATTGCAACGCTACGTCCTATGTCCAGCCAAGAGTTGGCGAAGACCGGCGACGCAACAAAATTCATGATCATCCAAGAAACGGGCTTACAGGTGAATCAGGAAGCTGGTCTTGGAATCATCGCTGACCTGACTACTTCGTAATGAGCAATCGACGCACTTTGTCCCGTGATGCCCAGACAGGTATCACGACGGACTTTATCTTCGAGGCGGGTAATACCGCCTCGCAAGATCAGTTTGTGATTGCCAAGTCGCAGGATGTGACGGCGTTCGTTGAGCAAAACAAAGTTGCGCGCAACGAAATAGATCGGCACCAAAAGCATGGTGAGTTCAGCAAAGTTGCGTCGATACCTCTGAGTATCTATTACGACCTGAAACAGCGCGGGATTGTTGATGATCAAAAGGCCATGCGCGC